TTGTATTCTTTGGCAAAATCTCCTGGGCCAGTGCCTTTAACTTATCCTATCCTGGGTAGTTTTTTAAGGATGATGTTCCGATTCGGTATCGAAAATGACGTTAAATTAACGTCTAAGTATTATCAGATAGTTGTTGAGGAAAGAGCGGTGGACTTGAATTTGGACTTAATTTATTCAGTTATCCACGACAGATATGGTATAACAATAGATATGATAAAAGAGTTCGAAGATCTTTGTGAAGCCGTAAAATCTATACCAGTAGTTGTGAGATCCCCAGTCTTCTGCCTCCTGGCAGCAGATTACGAATGACTCATTGTCCCTGCCAGGAGGCCGATAGTTTTAAGCTATTCGGTGGGTAATCTTGGCACACGTCAAATGACAAATGTCCACAATGAAGAAGGGAAGAAAAAGAAGAATAAGGCAAAGGCTAGTGGAGGAGATTCTGTTGCGGATCCAATCTTTAAGCAAAATAAAGCTAAGCAAGAACGCTATAATAGCCAAAATCCGCACTTATCTCGAGGTAAGACGCATCAGCACACTTTTAAAGTTGCGAAGAATCTAACTCCGAAGAAAGCGAGTACTAAGCCAGAAAAACCCTTAGAAGGGCCAGGCTTAGTCAAACAAAGATTAGCTAAACAGAAAGTTGTAGCTCGACAAAAGAGGAGGAATAGAAGGCCTTCCCCAAATAAACCTTCTTGGAAAGAATGGAATAATGCGAAAGTTCCACAACCTAAGAAGAGACGGGCAAATAACATCGCTAAGGAGTTGAAACAGATAGAGCCTAAAGGTTGGAAAACCGAGAAAGAGTTGGATACAGAACCGTGGTATTCTTCTGCTGTAGATTCCATGTTGAATGGAGCTATAAAATATGGACCTTCAATCTTAGAGGCTTGTGTGAGTGGTTTTGGGGATTATGAAGTTCAGTCTAATTCTTTGTTGGCCGCTATGACGAAAGGAGCTAATGGAAACACGGTTCCTATGATGGAAAATAGCAAGAACGCTA